AACACCGCGACGAACCCGCGCATGTGGATCGCAGCCCGCAAATACACGGCGACGTCGACTTTCGAGGTGCGGGGCTGGTACTGCCCGATAGCCAGCGTTCTCACCGCCGGCTCGTGGGTCACGACCAACTTCACCAACCTGTTCGGTCAATCCGGGTCGGGCACGAACAAGCACAACATCGTGCTGAAATCCTGGAGTCCCGGCGGTACCGCGTCGCTGACCATCGGGATGCTGCGGCAGACCGACGCCGCCGGTACGACGCTCACCACAGGCGATGTCGCGACGGTGACTTTCGACCCGACGGCGACCACTCCGACGCCGGGCTCAACGACCACATTCGGCGGATTTACCAGCTCCCGCGTCGTGGGCTCCCTGTCGGAGATGCACTCCATCACTGCGACGACTAACGGGTCGACGCTGGTGATCGGTCGCAACGACGGCGACCCGTCGGCGCAGGCCAGCTGGTCGTTTTACCGGTCGACGGATGGCACGACATGGACGGCCCCCTCCGGCTGGTCGGCGCTGTCCATGAGCCGCGCAACGGTGTGCAACGACGGCACGAACGTGTATGTGCTGGCGGCGACGTCGGCAGGCGCCGCGGCGTCCACGTCGAGTGCCCTGACGTACCGCAGCGCCCCACTGTCGGGCGCATCCGCGTTCGGCGCCGGCACGGCGTTCTCCGACACCAACGGCAACATCACCTCCGTCGCTGTCGTCAACTCGACCCTAGCGGCGTGGTACCGGTCCGGCACCGCGTCGCCCTACGACCTGCGCACCGACACCGTTGCCACAACGACAAACGTCGCAGCCACCCGGGCGACCACCTGGGCATCTAACGCGACCATCACGGCGACCCGGGCGACGACATGGACCAGCAGCGCCACCATCGCTGCCACCAGGGCCACCACGTGGACGTCCCTCGGTGCGGTCACCCCCGTCACCCGCTCGACAACGTGGCAGTCCTCCGGGACTGCGGCAGCCACTCGTGCCACCACGTGGGCTGTTGCGGCGACCATCACGGCCAGCAGAGCAACGACCTGGCTCTCCGCCGGCACCGTCAGCGCAACGCGGGCAACGTCCTGGACGTCGAGCACCACCGCGGCAGCAACGAGAGCAACCACCTGGGCGTCCGGCGCTGCGGTCACCGCGAGTCGCACGACGACGTGGGTCAGTGCGGCGTCCGTTACTGCGACGCGGGCCACAACGTGGACCTCGGCAGGGACTGTCACCGCATCACGCGGCACCACCTGGACCTCCCTGGCGACCATGTCGGCGGCCCGTGCCACCACCTGGGCGGCCCTGACCTCCGTCACGGCCTTCCGGTCAACGACCTGGGCTGAGTCGGCGCAGGTCACCGCTGCGCGCGGCACCAGCTGGACCAGCGCGGCGACCGTCACCGGTACGCGCAGCACGTCGTGGGCCTCGACGGCTCAGGTCACCCGCACCGCGTCGACGACGTGGACCTCATCTGCTCAGGTCAGCGCGGTCCGAGCGGCGTCGTGGGCGAGCCTCGCCACCGTCGCGCAGACGGCCGGCACCACATGGCAGTCCCTCACCGCGGCCGCTGCTACGCGGTCGACCACGTGGGCGTCGTTGGCGCGGGTTACGGCGCAGCGGTCGACCACGTGGGACACGGCCGGGTCGCTCGTCACGGTCGCCGCATCCCGGTCCACCACGTGGGCCGTCGCCGCCACAGTCACGGCCACGGTGTCGTCGACATGGGCGTCCGACGCCCGCGTGACGGCTGTCCGGGTGGCGTCGTGGGATGCGCTCACGTCCACCGCAGCCACCCGCACCTCTACATGGGGTGTCGCCGCGACGGTCGTCGGCACCCGCTCAACGAGCTGGGTATCGGCGGCGCAGGTCGCGGCGGTCCGGGCTACGGCGTGGTCGTCGCAGGCCGCCGTCAGCACATCGGCGGCAACCAGCTGGACAGTTCTCGCCCCGGTCGTGGCCGCACGGTCGACGACCTGGACCGCGCTGGCCGGCGTTACGACGAGCCGTACCACGTCGTGGGCTGTCGACACCATCGGTGCGGTCAGCGCCTCGCGCTCGACGACGTGGACCACGCTCGCCACCACGACCGCAACGCGCGGCACTAGCTGGACAACAACGTCGACGGTCACCACTAGCCGCAGTACCGCGTGGACATCGGCAACCAGCGTCACCGCCATCCGGTCGACGGCGTGGGCTGTCACCAGGGGTGTCAGTGCAGTCCGGGCAACGAGCTGGGCGACGGCAGTCACCGTGCAGACCGCACGCCCCACCGGCTGGGACGTTCTCGCCGCAGTCACCGGCCAGCGCACCACCACATGGGCCGCCCTCACGCCCGTTAGCGCGTCCCGCGACTCGGCGTGGGGTGTGCGGGCGCAGGTCACCGCATCCCGCACTGCTGCGTGGTCCTCGCTGCGCACAGTGCCAGCCATGCGGTCGACGACGTGGCGGGTTCAGAGCCTCGACCGCAGCATTCACCGCCCCACCGCAGTGCCAGTCAGTCGCCCCACGAGTGGGCGCATTTTCCGCCCCGAAGCCGCACCGGTTTCGCGCATCTAGGGAGCACTCGTATGGCAGCCATTGTCGCCTCAGACCTGATCTTTCGGTACTCAGTCAAAACCGGTTCGGCGGGCAACACCACTGCATCCTCCGCGAACGCCTCGCTGGGCACCTACATTTCGACGACCGCGTGGGCGGGCGGTTCCGCAAACGACCTGTTCGACGACATCTCCGGTGCAGAAAACGCCGCGTCGACGGTGGACTACAGGTGCATCTTCGTCTACAACAGCAACACCGCCAACGCATTGCAGAACGCCGTCGTCTACATCTCCAGCGAGGTTGCCGGTGGCGCGTCGATCTCCCTGGCCGCCGACACCACCGCCACCTCTGCGCTTGGTTCCGCCTCGGCGCAAGCTCTCACGGCCACGAGCGAGACAGCGCCGGGCTCGTCGATCACGTCGCTGACCTACTCATCCCCCACCACTGCGGGTACCGGCGTTTCCCTCGGTTCCATTCCGGCGGGGCAGGTCAAAGCTTTCTGGATCAAAAGGACCGCCGGCAACAATGCGGCGTTGTCCTCGGACGGCGTAACCATCGCCGTGTCTGGTGACACGGGGTCGCTGTGACCCTCGTCTCCCCTCAGGAAATGGCCGCATACCTTCAGCAGGATTTCGACGCGGCGAACGCGGCCACCGCCGAACTGCTGCTCGGTCTGGCTGAGGGCTTAGTCATCGACTACCTCGGGGTGCGAGACACATACCCGGCGGTCGCTCGGGCGGTCATTCTTGAGGCCGCGGCGCGGGGTTACCGAAACCCACAGGGTCTCGCCACCGAAGCGACCGGTCCCTATTCGGCCAGCTACCGCCCGCCTGGTGGGGTGTATCTCACCAAGGACGAGCGTCGCACCCTCCGTCAAGCCGGCCGTGGTGGGGCGTTCAGCATCGACCCGACCCCGGTGGATGCCGGCACGACGTTGGCTCCGTGGGACCAGAACGTGTGGTGGCCGAGCGGAGTAGTCCCCGAAGTGTGGGGCTCGTAGATGGGCGTCCCCTTCGGAGAAACGGTGACGTTAATCCGGCGCACCAAGACCGGCGAAGACGACTACGGGAACGACATCTACTCCGCAACGGACGTCACCGTGCCAGGCGTGGTGTGGGCTCCTGCTGGTTCCCGCGGCGGGGTACCCGCATCCATTGAGCACACCGGCGCCGCCGACATGGTGACCACCAATGCGCAGGCGTACCTGCCTCCAGGCACGACGGTCACATCAGTGGATCGGATACGCCGCGAGAACGGCGACCTGTACGAGGTGTCCGGCGAGCCGTCGCTGTACCGGAACCCATTCACCGGCACATCCCCGGGCCCGATCGTTGAGGTGAAGCGGGTGACCGGATGAACACCTACAAGCCCGACCGCCGCGGCTTCGGCGAGTATCTGCGTTCCGCCGAACTGGAAGCCGTGATGCGGGCGGTCGCCGAGAAGGTCGCCGATGAAGCACGCGGCTCGGCCCCCAAGCGGACAGGTCGCTTCTCCGCATCGTTCGAGGTCACGTCGCAGCGAAGGGGTGGCCCGCACAAAGACCGCGCTGTCGGGATTGTCACGAACACTCACCCGGCGGCGGTGTCCATCGAGTTCGGCACAAAAGACAC